ACAAAACTTTAAAACAATACCTTAATCTCTGCCATAATGACATCTTATGGCTATAGTTTGTGTAATGTTCAAATATTGCTAAATCAGCCAATTGAATTTCATGATCATATTCGATCACTAAAATTTCACTTTTGCAAGAACACGGGATAAACAGTGTCTTATTTTCTTTTAGGTTTGTTACGCTTCCCATCTTTTTTCTTTCTAAAAATTCTATCGTAGTTTTTATCCCAAATATCTTGAGAAACTAAACTAGTTCGTCTTTTAGAGCCTTTACCGTTCTGTGTCATTGTTTGATAATAACTCCAATACCTAAATGCTCTTTAATTTTTGCGGCGTATTGGATATTGTCCTTATGTTTATCTACAAACTCATCAAAACACTGCTCTAGATATAGATGAGCATGATGAATTATATCATGGAACAATATGAATCCGCCAGATTTACATAAAGGAAACACATTAACCAAATCAATCATACCACCTTCATAAGAATGATCTCCATCAACCAAAATTAAATCAAAGAAATCCTTATGATTGTCTGATAGGGGAGGTATGGTTTGTTTACTGTCTCCATCTAGAAATATCACCGAGTTATTATATCCAATATTTTGCAGAAGTTGATTGATGTGGTTGTTGGAGTTTCTTGCTGTTCCACCATATAGACCTCCCCACATATCAGCAACAAAAACATCTGTAAGATTAGGATTATTAAACACAACTCGCCTTAGAGAATCTCCTTCTCTTGTTCCTATTTCTAAATATTTTTGAACACTATACTGCTGAACGTGTTTTTCTAAAAATGAATGCAGCAAATCTTCCATAGATATTTCCTCTTTAATTATTGTGAATCAGATTCTAGGACATAGCTCCAGTACCGGCTATCTTCCTTCTTTTGAAGATTATCCCAATAGATTGATCGTGCGATATACGAAGGAACTTTGAGTTTTCCACAATTAACCATCCAGTGACGCTCCATCTTCTTATAGACGGATGACCCAAGTTTACTTTTATTATACTTTAGAGCCTCAACATCGTAAAGGCGAAGCTGATGAATATCTCCGCAGAGTACCCTTGCCTCATTAGGATGAATCATTTCAAGAGCAAAGCTAATTTTAGCCAGTCCAATTCCACTAATCTTGTTAAGGATATTATCTCGTTTCTTAACATGATACTTCTTGGTTGTCAAATAAAAGTCTTTAGGATTAGCCCAAAACTTTGTGCTAAAATCCCAAATATAAGTGGTACGATTATTGTGCAGACCAACGCCGCTCTTGTGGAGTTTTTCCAAAAGAACTTCCTTACTGTCCACCCATTCGCTAAAATTCTTGATAGCGTTATATCCCTTAACATTACCCTGCCAAGTTGTATGAACTGAACAATATGCAAAGAGATAGCGACGAAAAATATCTTCATCAGTCTTGGGTCGAACAGTTTCCCAATAGTCCTTATACGCTACTACCTTATCCTTGGGGAAATTCTTGAAAAACTCATCGGCCTTGCTGGTACTCATCACAATCGGCTTTTTCTCAACAACAATCTCTGTCATAGTGTCCTCAAAAGTTAGTTCCAAAGTGTATACTGCGATTCTACACTAGTCCTATCGTCTTGTCAATACCCGTTTCTTGAGCTAGTCTAATTTTTTAATTTCTGAGCCTTGGATAATTTCATCTAGTTTGTAGTGGTATTCCCAAGTTTTCCATTTAACTTTTATGCTACCAATATCTTTGATTTCTTTTCCTGTTTTATCTTTCATTTTATAGATAGCCCAATAATATTCTTCTCCTTTAACCAGCTCATCAATAATTTCAAAATGCTCTGGGCAGTTTAAATTTGCCCACAGTCTCATACGTCCAGTATCTTTAACCCAAGCTTCTATTCTCTCATTGTATTTTATTGGGAAAAAGATGTTATTTATTGATCTTTCAACAACAATATATTTTTCGCCAACATATTCAGAATTACAAATAAACCCTATGGAAAAACCAACAAATAAAATGATCCAAGGATATAATAGGGATCTGATAATAACTTTGATCATTAAATTGTCTCCAGTAAGGCAGGATAATTAAATACACCATTACTGAAAACTGATCAATCAGATGTCTCTTTCTTCTCCATGAAGAATCTTATTGCTTTTCTTGATGTTGTCTATTGCCCACAATGGTTGTAAATTTGTATAGTGAAAACACTTTTTTTGTTCTGACTCTTTGGACATATCAAATGATGAACATGGTAATATATGATCTATATGCCATTTTCCATAATTGTCCCAACTCATTCCAATTGTGAATTTAGTTTCTAGATGAATTTTTAACTCACTTATTGTGCATCCTAAATAATCTAAGGTCGTTGTCGTTTTTTTATTATTCTTGATGGCTGTTCTTAATCTAGTCCTTAAATTATAGGCTATTTTAAAAGACACGTCCTGTTTTCTTCTTGCTTTCTCTCTTTTTGCTCTTTGTTTATATATCTTTTTTTTATGCTTGTCAAAATATTCTTGTACCTTGTCCTTATTTTCTTCTCTATATTTTTTAGCATATTCTAGCTTAGAGTCTTTATTTTGAATGTAATTATTAGTAACCCTATCTAATACATTGGCTTTATTCTTTTTGTACCATTCTTGCTGACATTTTTTATTGCAATTTTTGCACCATGTTCCTTTTTTCCATTCGTTATGTTCTACTTTACAAGAAGAGCAGATTTTATTCTTTTTCATTTGGTTTTCTCCTACTCATAATTACACCAAATGTCCCAAATTGTTCCCAGTTTTTTGAAGAAGATTAGGTATCTCTAGCATCTCCATATAGGTATTTAAATGTAGGAAACCTCAAAGAGATACCGCCTTTTTCGTTCTCTGTCTCCTCAAAATATTGTACCAAAATAATCTTACCAAGAATCTTCTTTGGGTTCTTATAAAACTCCTGTCTTTGTTCGATACTAAAACCAGACCCAACTCTAACATCATAGCCTTTATGCTTAATAGTTACACAACTGAGCATAGTTTCCTCACACTCTGCACCATCCTTAACATAGCGGAATGACCCCATTTCAGTGTCGAGAACTTCATATTCGTCATCAAAGAATGATTTATATTTTAGTAGGTCTTTGGATCGTTTGCCTTTATATGGAGCATCAGATCGAAGCATAAGACCCTCCCAGCCATTCTGGCTAGACTGTTTAATCATTTCTTGGAATTGGTTTTCATCCTTAATCAAAGATTGTTCCAGCAGTGTCAAGCATGGACACTCATTCTTCTTCATGATCTCTGTAAGATTCTTGAGCCTGATACCAAAGGGTCTATTGTATTCTCCCTTCTGACTATAAAACTCGTCATGAGTAATCATATCAAAAATCTTATAGGATGGATTAGGGATAGTATGATCCTTCTTGCGAAGTTCCTTCATTACGCCTTGGAAATCCTCGTTACCATCTTCATCTACAAGACAAAGCTCTCCATCAAGAACTACATTAGTAAATCCCAAAGCTTTAATACCACCGCTGACAACATCAAGAGTATCAAAGTTTTTTCCTGTGCGGGAATAAAAGGTAGAGTTACCATTACTATCAACAATAGCAATACATCTAGCGCCGTCGATCTTCCTGCTAACATACCATCCATCCTTCCAGTCTACAATTTTAGGAACATACTTGTCCGCTAGAGCAACACTAAATGTGGGGATATGATCTGGAATAGCCTTATTGATTAGCTTATCTCCAGCACGGGTTTTCAAGTCCTTGTCAATGATGCAGTGAATGAGTTCTTCGTATTCTCTTTGGTTGTCGATAAAGCTATTAACTGCTCCGATGGCATCATGGCCTGTAATTTCTCTATTCTTCAAAGCATCCAAAAGATCAAATATAGACTTGTAGACTTTACCACGCAGATGACTCTTCTTTTTAAGATTATCACTAGTCACATTATACTGCCAAAGCGGATGATAAGTATAGAGCAGAATCTTTTTAAGAAAATTTGCCCCACTTTCATTAGAGGAAGTATAATCCTCAATAATTCCAACCTTATCTAGCGTACTACTAGTTGCTTTCAGATCACGAACAAAACCATTAAGATGCTCAAACGACATTTCTAATTTCTCCTGTGTTTTCCAAATTCTACCATAGGGTAGTCCTCTTGTCAAGTATCGGTTATTTACGATTTGGCCTTGACAGAAAATAATTCATAGCGTTCACAATACTTTGAAAATCATCTCCAAGTTTACCTATACCAGTATTGCATGGCTCACAGAGCCAGCCCCTAAAACTATTATCATCATGATCATGATCCAAAGCCCATTTATATGGAACTTTTTTACAGCACTCACAAACCTCTGGTTTTGGTGGGGCTTTTTTATGTAGCTTAACTCGTATCTTAGAATGTTTCTTAACACACTTGCGACATCTGCTATCAAGATTATCTTTGTACATACTATGCTTGGGAAAACTTGCTAGGTTTTTACGCTTTCCACAGTAAGTACAAATTTTTCTAGACATTTGAAACTATTTCTTTGCAAAACTGTAAAACCTGTTCATCAGTGAAGGTATTTCTAGCATAATTAAATATTAGTGAAACAAATCTCACATTTCCTTTAATGTAACCTTTTGTATTGTCAATTCTATCTAAAGATGCTGAATACGGATGAGCCTGACTTTTATAGCTATGGGTTCTTAGTTCTAGTTTTTGTTTAGTAAATGGACACATTCCTTCTTGCTTTTCCCATAAGTCTTTTAAGTATTTTAGATCAATGTCATAATTTTGATTCTTTTTCTTTGAGTTTTTAATAATATTTTTTATGTACCATCTAAATTCTGTATACTGATCTGATCTATTATTTGATACAAGATTTGCGTTGAATTTACCAGCATATTCATGCAGATGCTCAACATTATTTTTACCAGCACAAATACGATCACAATAAAATATTTTCCTACCTTTTTTCTTTTGTCTATTTATTTCAGTCGATCTTTTTGCTGATTTTTTACCACAATAAGCACAAACGATATTTGTCATAGTTATCATACCGGCCTCCATTCTGATGTTATAATACACCAGAAATGGAGACGGGCAAGATAAAGTGGAGGCGAGGGAAGTCGAATCCCTGTCCTATCGTTAGATCATTATATCTTCTACAAGTTTATTTTGTTCATAAGTTTTAAGAAAGACTAAAGAACAAACAACATTCATCTTTCCGTATCAACTAGTCTCAGGCTAGAACCTGTTGACTATTCTAGCAGCCGAAGGATTTTACGTCGGTTTTTTGGGCGCTACCTTCATTGCTCCCTAAAACCGTCACTGCTTAATTAAGCAGCGAGGGCTAACTGTGTTTCGCCAGTTAAAGCGTTTAATCGACTTTTAAAGTGGCCCGTCGATCAACCACTACTTGCAAACATAAATCACTTAGCGTAGTCGATACCAGTACGCCCCCATAATTCTATTCTTTAGTATACCCCCAAACTTCTGGCTTGATACGAATTTCCGGTGGTCTTTCTATAATAATCCTTGCTGGTTTGTTGTCCAGCTTTTTGAGCCTTTGAATATCTGCATATAACAGAAAATTAAATCCTAATGACGTTAGGAATAATCCTGCAAAAATTACTGTTAGTGGTTGCAGTCTCATGAATAATTCTCTGTATTATATGAAATACTCCCGCTTGGAATCGAACCAAGTCCCCTTTCGGATTACCTTATAAGAGTAACTGCCGGGAACCACCGGCACGGGAGCGTAATGTTATTGTATCCTATCGACCAACCACTGTCAAGACCTTTAGGAATTTTGTTGAGACTCTAGTTGAATTAGTCTTTGATTAATTTTGTCAAGAGCTAATGCAGCATCTCCACAAGCTTTACACAAATCAGAATAGAGATATTCCTTCAAATCATGTATTTGATCTTTTAGATCTTGTATTTCTTCTTTTGACATAGTTACTTTGCAATATTAAAGGTTTCGTTTGATTCTGGATGCCAAAAAAACATTTCGTTAGATTGATCATCCCAAGCACATTCTATAGTTCCAGACGATGCTACCAAACTTAGGCTTGAATTATAAATCCACTTTTTGATTTCATCACAAAGAAGACCATAATTCTCATCGCTAAGAATAAATTCATCGTTATATCCTGGCTCAATATATTTTGTAACCAATTGTTCTGTTTGATACAAAGAGATAAGGGTATCTATATGATAGTAATAGCTTCTGGGAAAAACCATTACCACATTTTTTCTGATACTCTTAGTAAAAAGCTTCAGATTTCTAATCTTAATATAATTAGTCATCATTATCCTTTGAGGGTTTGGCGGGAATTTCTGTCTTATCTTTATTAGCTAACCAGAATACCATCTCATTAGAATCATCATCCCATGAACAGTCTACAAAACCTTTTGCTGCTAGTTTGCAAAGACCAACCTCATAAAGCCAATCCCTAATATCATTAAAGACATCATCGAAAATCTCTTGGTTGATCAGATAATTACCTTCTTCATCTAGACCAAGGTTATTTTTCTTGATCATATTAATCACTTGACCAATAGAAATGAACTCATCTAAATTTTCTGTATAGTCTTTTTCAAATGAGGACGCAGCCCCATCCCTCATGGCTTTTGCATAACCTTCCAAATCAATTACGCTATAACTTTCCATTATTTGGTTCCCAATTAAAGATATTTCTTAGTACCCTTACCGCTCTCATCAATTTTACACCGCTCAAGCAGATTGTCAATAGTGTTTTGCAAACTGTATTCTCCCCTACTTAGCCACTTTTTGTCCTCATAAAGAGCGGTGGTAATTTGAGGCAGATAAAATTGAATTGCTCTCTCGAATTCTTCTGGAAAATAAGTTTTTAAAATACGTTCGATATGATATAGCGTATCCACCATGTCATCTCTACAATCAACCAAATTATTAAGTTGGTCTTTTTGTTCTTGGGTGAGACTCATTATACTTCCACCTTTGGTTTGAGTTTCAAGAGTTTGTGTTTAATCTTCCAGACATGAGTTTCTTTGTTCTGAATGTCTGGCCCCATATAGATGTGACAGAAGCCTTGGTGCTTGTCCAGACCCCATGCTTTAATTCCATGCTGGTCAATCCCCTCGACAACAAAACGACCCCTATAACCCATCGGAATGAAATCGCCACCCCTTGCAAAGTATGGGCCTCCAGCAACTCTGATGCGGTCGCCTTTGATCAGTTCCTTCCAATTAAAGTCCCTAATTATCTTTGTGTTCTTTGCTTCTTTACTCTTTGCCTTAAAGACGAAGGGAGTATTGCATTTAGGACACATATAAGCTCGCGGGCCTGTGCAGGCTCCACACTTATCACAAGTTTTTTGACCCTTTGCCATCTTCTTTCTCCTGTATCGGTTTGCGTTATGCTCTAAGTATAGCACAGTTATCGGCAGTGTCAAGAGGGATTCTTTAGTGATTCCAAGGATTTTGTCAAAATCTACAGAATATCCACATAATTTATTTTAATGTGACCATCTTTAATTGATATATATGAACAAGGATGATCTGTCCAACATCCACTATTATAGTAGTGGGTTGATCCAGAAACATCGGTGGTAGCTAAATGAGTATGACCACAAATTATTGAGTCACATTTTTTTAATGAGCAGTATAATTTAGCTCTTTCGCAAACTTCTTGAGAACATCGTAAAAAGGTTTTACTGCTACGTTTAGCAAGGTTGGAGAAGTATAATCCAGCATAAATTTGTAACCATCGGTAAACATAGTCAGCTACTTTAGTTAGTCTAGGATATCTGGAGATAACATTGTCAAAAATATCTCCATGCAAAATTAGTATTTTTTCATCTCCGCTGATAAAACTATATTCATTCATAAAATCAACACCAATCAAATGGCTTACCATGTCAGCAGGCCCATCATGATTGCCACTAATCCAGATAACTTTAATGATGTCGGATATTTTACGAATTTGAGATAGTATTTTCCAGTGGTCTTTTTTAAGTTTACGAAAATCCCAACTATCAAATAAATCCCCATTAATTATCAAAGTATCAGTATCAGTCTCTCCAAGTTCAATCCTAGATAGAAAAGATGCCAGAGTTTTAGCTTGACAAACATTACTTCCCAAATGAATATCACTAATAACTATAGCATCAAAAGTCATACTATGTATCCTTCTTTCTTAGCCTCATCGTCACAAAGAGTTTTAATCCATGCCATAACAGGCTCTCCCTCATCGTCTATTCTTTGTTTGCGAAGTTTTCCTCTTTGCCCAGTAACTTCACAAGTAATATAGCTCATACTTTCTGCCATTTCTATTGCTCCTCTAATAAAGTCATCAGCACCATAAGCATAGGCTCTTAGACCACCAAACTTTTCTTTAATCTGACTCCAATAGAAAAAATCTAGAGGTTCATTAAGTTTTTTCTTATAAACAAGACGACAATCTACGATATAACAAAGTTTTGACAAAATACCAAACCAACCATCTCCACACTCTATCCATGTAAGATTTTTAAATTGTTCAGGGTATTTTGATGTTAATTTATCTGCTAGTTCAGGACTCATTGTAATTTACCTTGTGTATAATTTTTGTTCCAAGATGAGCATTACTCAATTCACTACTATCATTCATAGAATCATCACAAAGTTTTTCAAATTCTTTGCGACCAATCTTTCGACCATCAATAATATTTTCGTCCAGAAACTTTTGGGTTAGGGCTTCTGGATGGTCAATAAGTACGGTATCATAAGCGTGTTCAAGATTCTTAGCATCAATAATATACTTATGACGAAACAAAGAAACTGTACTAACTTCAAAAAGTGGCATAATAATCTCCTTAGTCTATGTTGATATTGTATTCGGTAGCTAATCTGTGAAATTCTGATCTAATCTTATCAAGAGCATCACCAGCATCGGTAAAATCATTGCTATATTTCTGCCAAGATCGTAATTGTTGAGAAAAATCCCACAACATTCTTTTAGCATCATTAGCTTGGGTAGCAGTATCAAACTCGTATTGTTCTTCTGGTAGTTTAAATTTTAAAGTTGCTATTGGCATAACGCTCACCTTTTCTTTTTAAGATCATCTGGCTTTTTATCTGGATCTGGAATAATTGTCAAAACGTCTTTTCTAAAAGTTGTCATGTAACTTTGAGAAATTTTTCTTTTTAGTAATCCATCTTCTTCAATTTGAGTATAAACATTGATACGATAATAGTCATGGAATACATTAATAATTTTAGTCATCAAATGATTTTTCGGTTTATCTACTTGCTTAAAAAGCAAACTCTCAATTTCATAGTCGCTAATCATCTAGCTCTCCTGTTTCCATTTAAATTATCTGGCACGTCGATTCGCTCTATCTAAAATTCTAATAGTCTCTTTAGCATTGCTGGGAACCATAACCAAACTTGGTGCGGTTTTATGTTCCCAGCTCATGAATCCCACAGCCTTTTGCTCTGCACTACATTCTTTACAAACTATATTACGATTAGTCTCAATCAAAAATTCGTATCTTTCAACTCCAACACAATTTTTGCAATAAATACAATTCATAATTTCTCCAAAGTAGTGCGGCGACAACTCTTGTTTTATATCACAAGAATCGGCGTTGTCAACTAGGAAACTTGAGGAATTGGTATGATAGAGCAATCAATCTTGATGGTTTTAGTAGGACAAACGAAGTTTCCATTATCGTCACTATAGTAAACTTCATTAAGTCCAACAGCACTTAATAGCTTAGAACAATTAATACAAGGTTTGCTACCAAGTATTAATCCCTGTCTGTTAATTCGTAAGACACATATGCTCCAATGAGGATCAATGGAGTTATAGCGATCAAGTAATTTAGAAATAAGATGAGATTCACTATGAACATAAGGATACTCCAAGTATTTGGGGATGTTAAATCTTTTTCCTATTCTGAAAGCTTTTGTACTCATCTTAATAGGATTATTCTGAGCAAATTCAATCATTCTTGTTCCATCAAAAGCCGCCGCGTAATGGTAACAGCGAATTAGAGAATTAGGATTCCAGTTATCATAGGCTTTCTTGATAGTTTTATGAATTATCTTCACAATTAATTTTGTCCAATTTTTTGTTTATCTCATCCAAGTCTGACTTAACATATGCGTCATCATTATCTTGGCCAGAAATATTCCATTCGGGCTTGTCTGATGGTAGTAGTCTATATCTAGGTGGTTCTTTGGGTGTTGGTGTTTCTGGACTAAGTTTAATTCTAATTGGTTCTTTCATATTATTGCTCCTATCTTCCAGAATTAGATGATATTGCTAATAAATAAGCACCAATATTAGCCCAGCTATATCCAATATACATAATACAAAGAGGATAATTGCCCTTCATTCCTTGTTCAAAAGCAACGTAAGAATAAATACATCCTGTTACTATTATAAGCCATGCACTCATTTTTATCCGTTCTTTTCTATTGGAATATAGCGAGAGCCATCAGCGGCAGTCTGCTCCTGACCAATAGTAATCTTCTTATCTTCCTTCAGCAAGTTAATCATTGCTTGAGTATTAACATTTGGACTAATCGAAATTGCACCAATTTGGGCCATAATTATTTCCTTATTTAGAAAGTGTAGTTAAAATTTCATTATATTCTGCAATAGCGAGGTCTTTTCCTTTGACCTCAAAATCAATATCAAATTCTAGACCATAAGTATCAAAAGGCTGAGTAGGAACATCACAATGCGCCCGTGGATTATTGCCGGGGCGACTCTCACTATAATGAAATAATGGAGTGGTTTGCCAAGTATCCCAACACATATTAATTGCTTCACGTTCTGTAAGACAATTTGGATGACATTTATGATGCAGATAATCGAAGCATATTGGAATACGAGTTATCGGATGGAAAATATCTACTAGTTCTTTGACACTCCAGCAGTTAAGTTTGTCATCATTTTCGATTGTGATGCGGGCTTGACAATTATTGTCCAGTTTCTTGAAGTTGTTGTAGAATCTGTGAGCAATTTCTTCTCTGGTTCCATTATTATTATGAACATGAAAATTCATGGGTGATCGTCGGTCTGCTGGTAATCCTATTCTGTCAAAGAAACTGCTATAGAAATTGAGTTCTGTAATTGTTTTTTCGACAACTTTTTCGTTGAGACTTGACAAACTATTAAATTCACTAGGATGAGCAGAAACCCGTACATTAGTAGAGGATATACTTTGTGCAATATTATCAAACTCGTCTTGAATAGCATCATAATTAGGCAAATCCTCAAGATTTACATTAGCCTCATCATAAGTAATGAGTGGAAAAATATCACTACTAACACGATAAACATAATTATTTTCTGCACAAAACTGAATAGTCTTGTCAGTAACCATCAGATTGTTCTGGATTCGTGATCCAAGGATTTCTAGTGCTTCTTCTCGCGGCAAAGAATTAAACCGCTTAAAAGTCATTGTCTGATGACCAAAACCCTGTTCTTTAAGTTTGAGAGAAATGCAACAAAGACCAATCCTACCCATTCGTATACTCCTTGTGTGAGTCAGTATTGTATCATCGGCAGGTCGGCGTGTCAATCTTTATTTTTCACGCCAAAGCTATTCGTACTCAACCAACAATGCTTGACGAATAGAATCAGTAAGATTTCCTCTATCCAGATAAAAAGATAAGTCTGGATTAAAAATATTGGACATATGTTCTAATGCTCTTTCTGAGTATATTGGACTTTTTGGTCTTAATCTTAATTCTCTATTTATGTGATAGCTCCATAAATAAGCATTAGCAGCACGAATATATTTATCTGTATCAAAATCTTCAATAGGACAATTCTTAACTAATTTAAGAACTCTTCTTTCACAATCGTGTTCTATCTCTAAGATATCATGTAAACTTTGATCTAATTGTTCTGGAGTAATCTTGCAGTCTTTGAGAAATGGACTATAAACTAATGAAGGATAACTAATCCAATCAAAAAGAATATCATATGTTAACATACTTCTATTCCATAATTTACGATCATCTCTCCATTGTAAGAAATGACAATATTCATGAAGAATAATCTCAAAACTCATGTGGTGTTTCATGGCAATAGCAAATTCTTTACCATCTTCATCAATAGAACACCACCCCCCACAAGCATCTGGCAATTGTTCTTTATCATATAATAGCACAGAGAATTCATAATCTAGTAATTCTCTAACTATCTTGATTGTGAGATTAGATTTGGTTTCCATATTCAAATTGCTCTACAGAGTGTATTTTAACTACCTGAAACTTAATACGATGCTGATCTTTAAATTGAAAAATAGCATCTTCTTCTGAAGCTGCATCCATAACTTGATTAATTAAAAGATGCTGTTTAGAATGATCGCGTAAGTCATAAACTTGTGCTGTTATGTTATACATTTTCATTCTTCCATCCTAGTGCTTCTGATACTGTAGGAAATTGTTGTGAAAAAATTTCTTTGATTTCTTCTGCAATAAGCCTGTGTTCTTTTTGAGTACCATTAGAAGATCGTAATTCTACATAGTGGATCCAACTGCGAATTGAACCACTAACATAAAGTCGAGTAGGAGTTGCTAATGGCAGAACAAATCTAGCACATTCTTTAGCTATACCATCAGCTATCATCCCATCATAGATATATTTAGCTTTTGCAAAATGTTTACGAATTTTTACATTCCATTTTACTTTAGTCTCATCTGATATGTCGTCAATACTATTTTGTCTATTTTTATTGTCTTGTCTTCGTAATTCAAATGTTGGAATATCTTCAGCTAGTAATGTAGCATCAGCATATCTCTGCGAGAACTCTTGAAAAGTGAATGATCTATGTCGTAGAATTTGAGCAGCCAATCCTCTTGTCGTATTGACTTCTACAGTCATGAAAGATTGTTCAAATATACTCCAATGCTGATGCTTAATACAATAACCCAACAGCTTGGCATAATCATCACGATCTTGTCCACTAGGATTACTTACTCTGGCACAATATGCCATAAGTTTTTCTGCATCTGGAGTTACCGAAATTAATTTTACCGAACCCATTAGTCTCTCCTAAATTTGTCTGTTTTTGTTTCCCACCAGAAGTGGCAGATATGATTATTGCCATCAAAATATATTGGACAAAAATCTGGACGGAAAATACTATTAAGATCGCAGGCTACGCAAGTAAAAAATAATTGAGACTTTGGATAACCATAATCTAAAAGCTTTCTCTCTATTTTTCTAAAGTTATTTCCACTCAAACATCCACTATCTACAACAATTAATGAGTAGTATGGATCTAATTGATCTGGATGAATAACTGCTTCAAATTCATCTTTGTATGGAATATTGACTGGTTCTATGTCTAGTGGCTCATCTTTATTAGATAATTTATGAGCTATTAGTTGAGCCATTAATCCAGAATACTCATAACTTAACTGCAATACTGCTGTTTTACTAGCTAGATTAATAAGACTCTTCTGACGAATTTCTTGACATATTTTATCTATACATTTAGTTTCCCATTCTCTATCAATATATAGACTTTTAAGAGCCATAGTCACTCACAGTAAATTTAACGTCCTCTTTTGCTTCTTTAAACTTAGTTTGATGTTCAACCCACTTATCATCTGTCATATGATTAAAAATAGCAGTAGCTACTTTACTGACGCTTTTAGCTACTCCACTAGCATCTGGCCCAGCATCTAATTTAGCCCAATAATAAAGACCATCTTCCTTGTCTTTAATTACTTCATAACCTTGGGTTTTGGCCCACTTTTTGATTTCAGAGATCATCATATTAACAACTCATATTATCAGACTTTGGTGGTTTGTCAAGATACTTTCTTGAGGATGGATCATAATTCTTAATAGGCTTATCATAATGTTTCCATGCTTCGGTATGTTTTAAAGCAATGATTTGTTTTTCTTGTTCAGACAACCTTTGTCTTTGATATTCTATAAGCTTGTAAAGCTCTATAATATAGTCTAATACTGGTTGTCCCTTATACTGAGTTAGTATATTATTGACTTTGGAAATATCTACAGGATCATATTTGAAAGTTCCATCCCAACTCATTTTTGCATAGCCTCTTCGTGGGATAGTTTTCTTTTATGATCAAAGCCCATAGAGAATCCCTGCATATAAACAGTCTTGAATAGGCGAGAATTTTCTCCAACAAATTGCTTATTGTCTTTAGCCCACAAAACAAAACTCTTTTCTTCGTCACAAATATCAGACAAATCTGGATAATAAATATCATCAAACCAAAGATAGTGTTTTTGCAACATAGTGTCTACTGCAATAAATACTGGTGGTTTAGGATCATAACTATGATCTATTGCTGATATAACAAGCTCATCCATAAATACATTAATGATCTTGTCTCCAACCTTTAATCCCATAGCCAAATCAAGACGCATTAGTTATCTCCTTACTAAATTGATCCATGTATGAATTATAAGTATCTTCTAAATTTTCAATCAGCTTAAATTTCCAGATAGGAGCATTACTCCATTCTGTACTTTCGTCAATACTTTCAATTAAGCATTGCAGTGCTTTTTCTGTACCTATTGTTTCTAATGCTTTTTTAATTTGATCTTTGTTAGTCATCCCGTCCTCTTGTATAAATAACTTCCTGCCCAATCACATTCGTCAATCAGTTTTTTGTGGTCATCAAATAGATTATATCTGGCATCTTTGTAGGGAGCTTTATAGCTTGCTGGCTTATAAATGTTTCCATTAATTTTATCTACAAAAGCATGAATAGTTTCAACGCCTTCCCAAACCTGAGTAATCTTGTAGTATTTCTTGTTTTCTTTAAAGAAATAATAAACGGTTTGTTCATCCCCATAGGTTTGTTGTTTGGCTTTTATCTCAAGAGCATCCAGCCATGTATGAATATGGTCATGAAAATTAGTAGTTGTAGAATTCACCAATAGACTCCTAAAAAATAACCAAAAACAAAAAATACAATGATTACTAAAGTTAGTTCGATTAACCAAGTAAAATCCCAATCCATTCGCTCTCTCATTCTATCTTATCGGTCAGTCCTTG